ATTTAGAAGATTCATTTCAGAAATAGTCTCTTGGAGAGAATTAACAGTTTCAAGGGCTTCGTCACGCTCTTCTTTGAGCTTTTTAACTGCACCATCGTATCCTGTTCTGCCTTTTCCGCCAACTTTTTCATCAAATCCAGTTCTACCTTTTCCTCCGATCTTTTCGTCGTATCCAGTAGCACCTTCATCAACAGTTTCTTCACTTAAGTCAGCTTCAATTTCAGCAACAAGAGAGTCAATGTCGAAATCAACAGATTCTTCTGCTCTTCCTCCACCTCCAATACCGGCACCAGAGCCAGTAGCCATTTTGGATAGAAAATCTTTAAAGACAGCTGCTTTAGCTTTCGCACCACTAGCGTCTTTTAATTTATCTACTAAACCATAGCCTTTAGCTGCTACTGCAGAAAGACCAATAGCTGGTAAAAGGGCTAAGAAAGCCTCAGGACCCATAGCTTCATCGATTTGACCTTCTTTCATGTCTTCATCAGCATCTTCGTCATAAGATACTTCTTCTAATTCAGCCATAAGTTCATCAAGGTTGATTTCTTCATCCACTTCATCTTTATCATCTTCCATGTATGCTTCATCCACATCCTCTTTGTCGTCTTTAGCTTCATCTACTTTGTCGCCGTCCTCGTCTTCCATGTATGCTTCATCAGTAGTTTCAACTTCTTCATCAACATATTCTTCTTCGAGTTCAACGTCTTCTTCAAGCTCCTCTGCTAATTTAGCAGAAAGCATGTTTTTAATTTTAGAGTCGAATGCTTCTTCCAACGCCATTTTAGCGTTTTGTAGAGCAACTTCTCTAACGGCTTTTGCGTCAGCAATTGCCTCTTTTAATAATTCTTTAGCCATTTGTTTTTAATTTTTTGTGGCATCCAGTAAATTGTATACGGGAAATAGAGATCTTAGTATCTCTAATAGGGATTTGTTTTTAAATCCAGGGACACTATATTAAGATAGTGTATGTTGTCCTAGATAAATATAGGAGGACTTTTGGAACCCAAAAATTTATTCGTATCTTTGGGGAAAACTACTTATTATGGGAGAATTTATTATAGAAACCTTTACACTAAAATTTTACGCCTGTTACCTTTTAATAGGAACTATAATTGGGCTTTTATTAGAAACCGTTATTAGAGCAACGGGGTACGATATTACTGGTTGGGAAAGGGCTAGTTTAATATGTGGATGGCCCGTTCACTTAATTATTTTTGTTTGGAATTTTATTAAGGGATACCTTGGTAAGGATTAACACTTACACACCCCTGTATTATCACAGATAATATCCCTAATTATATCATGAACCTTAGTATAATTAAGGAGTGGGGTAGATACTCCTTCATTCATGGGAGATAAATAAGCTCCCGGTGTTGAAGGAGTTGAGACCATGTCAAAGCAGAGTAAATCAAAATCTTCTTGAACCATTAAAATACCATCGGAATTTTCTTCTACAGAACCCATTCCTCTAGAGGATATACCTACTGTTACTCCACATCGAAATAATTCTTTAAGAATATTACCAGATGGTGTAGTTAAAACTTCAATAACACCATGCACATCTCCTCCTTTCATAGTAACTTCTACTATGTTATGTGAAACGTTATTAAGATTAATTACAGAAGAATCTGGGTGATCTAATTCACCTAAGGCCCTTTTTTCTCTAACAGGACCATCAATATACTTTTTGATTTCTCTTTCAAGAATTTTTTGTTCATATATTCTACCATTGTGATTTTTAACACCTGCTCGTTGAATAATACCACTAACTCTTAGTGGTTTATTTTCTTTAATTGATTGTTCAACTAAAAGTTTATCTACGGTGAATGGGATGTGTTCTGTAAGTAATTGTTTCATCGTCCTTGGCCTCTATTTAGTTTGCGGTAGTGTTTAGAACTTTTGTGATTGCTGTGTTTTGTCTTGGCATGTATTCCAGGACGTGATACTTTATTTTGACCTCTATATTCCGATATGCTCATTTTTTTTGCCATAATTTATCTTTTTCTTTTTTTCTTAAAAGCATATGGGGTAGCGTAAGCTTCAGAATTACCTGTCGCTATAGATGCTCCTGTTCCTGTTGTAGATATTTCGTCTAATTCTGTTTTGATTAGTTCCCTAATAAGGGCTTTTAGTTCATCTACTTTCATTGTTGAACAGTTTTTAATTCATTAATTAACTCATAATAATTTAAAAGATTAATTACATTATCATCATGAACAGAAGATTTTTTACATAGAGGTTTAATTAAACCTGTGATTTCATTTAATTTAATTTTAGTTATTTGATCTGTGTTTTTTGATAATTCTACTAATTGGAGTTTTACATTTTTAATTTCTTCATTAATAAATGTCTTTAACTTGGGATTATTAGAAACATTAAAAACATATTCTTTAAGTAACTTTTTTTGATTATTAGCTAAACCAGAATATTTATCATTAAACTTTTCCATCAACATTTTATATGTTAAGGATCTAGTTTCTTTATCAAATTTTTCATATTCTTCCATAACCATTTCTTTTTTTGGTTTATTTGGAAGTGATTTATTTGTGATGTGTTCTAAAATAGATACTTTAGAATTTACAAGTGATAGGGGATTAGAATCTTGTCCTTCAAGTAAATGAAATACACTAGCATATATTTTATAGTTAGGGATTTTTGCTTTAAAAAATTCTTCTAAATTATAGTTTTCTTTAATTTCACGTACTAAATTATATCTTTCTCTTCTAAGATGAGATTTATTTAGTTTTGAGTGGGCATTAATTAATGTTTCGATAAGAACATTTGCACTAGTATCTTTATTAAACTTCTTGTTTAATAATGCATGGTAAATTTGATATTCTTTTAAAAGAGTAGTATTTTTACCAAAGAATTTCCTTAAAATACCTACAGATTTTGGTTGTGAATTTGAAATTGTCTCAGACGTAATTTGTCTAGTTAATAATTCAAATAATATCCCCGTATTTTTGTACTTGGAGTGCTTAGATTTCATGAATGAATAATTTTATTCCTATATAAATATATGAAAATTCCCAAAAATTACTCATCTATTATATTTTTTTCGTCTAATATAGAGGTTTTATTATCTTCATTCAAAACATGTTTGCCTTTAAGACGGGTTAATGATAATTTCTTTAATAATCTAGAATTTTCTTTTATAGAAAATGTTGAAACATCATTAGTCCTTTTAGGAGTATCATCAGCCGTTAGCCCAGCTTTACCTAAAGGATCTCTGCCTGTATTTGCTTGGTCAGATCCATATCTACTTAATTTGATTGGAGGTCTGCCTGGTCTTTCTTCATCATACCCATCTGGAATGTCTTTAATTGTTTTATCTCTTTTAGTAGAATATAAATTAGCTAAATCATGAGGAGTTCCATAAGATTCACCAGATTCAATAGGATCATTGCCTTCATTTTCTATTTGATTAGTACGGAAAATATGGGCGGCATCATCTAATGCTCTATTTTTCTCATGTTCAATTTCTTTATCTGATAAATTAAAAATATTTTTATATATAAAATCAGATGATAGGATTTTTTTATCCGTAATAGAATTAGCTAAGTCGACTTTTGATTTATATAGATCAGTTTTTTCTTGTTCAAATATAATTGAAGGGCCTGTTAATTGTAATTCAAAGTCAACTAAATCCGCTTCTGTGAATCCTTGAGTATATAAATGTACTAGAGCTATTTTTTGTAATTCAGATACTATTGTTCTTTGAAGGCGCTCAATTGTACGGGCAAAGCGAATATCTAAAGCTGCTATCGTTGATTTGCCTTCTAAATTTTCATCATATCCTAAGAATGCTTTAGGTATCTTAAGAGCTGCTAACATTCTATTTTTTAGATATTCTATATCATTTGTACCATCATAATCAAGTCCTTTTGTAGTATCAATTTTAGTTGATGTATCATTACCCCTAACTGGAATATAAAAATCCTCAGTCATATTTTGGATATTAAATTTTAAGTTATAATCTCCTGTGTTTTGGTCAATATACGGGGTTTTCTTCATTTTAGCAACTGTTTTCTCCATATATGAATCAATTTCATTAGGCGGGATTCCACCTACATTCATATAGAAAACTCTTTTTTCAGGTGCACGCATAATTCTATGAATAAGCATTGCATCCTCCATTAATATAAGTTGCTTAAATACCTTACGAGCCGGTTCAAGATATGATCTACCATATGGAAGATATGAAGCATCTGATAGTAATCTAAAATGTGCTACCTCGTAATTTTCAAGTTTCATTTGATCACTTCTACGGGCACTATAGGTATTACTTTGAGATAAACCATTAGGATCTAATACAAATTGAACATAACTAGGATTTTCAGGATCAGTTCCTTCTTCTCTTACTACTTGATAAACAGATAGGGGTAAAACATTATAAATTCCAAATTTTTCTGAAATTTGTAGGTGTAAATAAAAATCACCATATTTACACATTTGACGGACCCAAGATGGTAGGTTGAATTCAATATTTAATACATCATAAAATAAATTATGTAGTACTCTTTTTACATTTTCATTAGATGATTTAATAGTTAAAACATCTCCATATTCATTTTTAAGAGTCGCTTCTTCAGATATAATATCTAAGGCGGGTGAAATTAATGAATCATAATCCATAGCTTCATAATCACTATACAACTGAAGTCGCATAGATGAATAATTGAGTGTAGGGTTATATTGTAGAGAAGAACCTACAGGTCTATGTAATCTAGTAAATCTATCGTAAAGAGAATTTGATTCTAAATTACCATATTTTTGGATACGGTCAGCATCCATAATTTTAAGTTGATTGCCTCCAACATTTCGTATAACAACATCTGTTGAAAATAATCTTCTTAATCGTGTAAATAAGCTTGTATCTGCCATATTAGTGGTTTTATGTTATGTATAAATATCTAACCTAGAAGCCAAGAAATGTCTTCATCTTTTCCTCCCACATTCATTTTATATGATTGATGGGGATCATTACCTCCCTTATGTGAAAATACTGGATTATATGAAGATTTTGTTGTATTACCCAGCATAGCTCTTGTTAGGTCTACCCCATGTTGTTTAAATTTAAGCGCTGTATCTCGCACGTAACATGCAGTTGCTAGCGACATTATTAAATCGTCGTTATAACCTGTTTGGGCTTCTGGTCTGCCATTTTTCCACACAAAAGTACGCAGTTCATCTAATGTACGTTTTGATTGAATTAATATGCCATTTTCTTTAATATATGCGTCTAATTTGGCTATAGTTAAGGGTCGAGTTCTAAGTGACATAGTAAATCCCGCTACCATTTTTGATTTATCAACTAAATCATATCCTTTAGCTATATATGATTCAGCATCTCTAGTAAATTTTTCATCTTTAGGGCTATAATATAGATTTTCATAACCCATATCAATTACTTCTTGGATTGATGCCCATCCTATATTTGCATTTTCAATCACAAGTAAGGCTTTATTATACTCTGTTGCTATATTAAATAATACTCTTCCAAAATCTTTAGTAGGAACTTGATCTTTAAATTCTGCTACTTGGGTGCAGCTTTCAACATCTATAATATGAAATGCTGAGTAGTCTTTTGAATCACCTCTAGCTACATCGGCTACAACCATGTATTGTCTTGAATAATCAGGATATTCCCATACCCATAAATTTTGACCTACTCCTCGTTTTTCAAGAGGTTCTTTAAGAGTTGTTTTTTCTATATAATTTAAAACTTCAGGAGGAAAGACTGTGTCACCAGAAGTTGTAAAATCACAATCACACTCTTGTGCTGCCATTCTATCACCTAATTCATCATCTTGTTTATCTCTCCATTCTTGGTTTCTTTCTGGGTGTACAGTCCAGGGTAATCTAACAGGTGTGAACCCACTGGTACCATCTTGTGCTTTAGTCCACTGTCTATGAAACCAGTTACCAGTACCATTTGGTGTAGATAATATTATTGCTCTACCACCAGTGGCGAGTGTTTGTTGAGCTGAACCCCAAATCTCTTCAATTCTATTTTCTTCAATAAATGCAGCCTCGTCAATTACTAGAAGTGAAATGGCTTCTGATCTACCAGCATCACCTG